CCTTGTTGCAGAATACATTCATGCCTCAATTCGTTGACTACATGGAATCGTTCTTTGTCGGTTTCGTTGGTTATGCAAACGAAGCGTTAAAGACATTTGACGATTGGAAAGGTGCGAGGGTAATGACTTCTAATCCGATTCGTGTTGAGAAGCAAATGCCCTGTACTGCTGAGGGTTGTCAGAATGGATTGGTATGGGGAACGGATAGTTCGGGCAATGATACACGCAACAACTGCAATACCTGCAACGGTTCAGGCGTATTGGTTAGAAGTCCGTTCGGAGTGTATCAAATCAAAGTACCTGATTCAACTACACTTGAGAATCAAACGCTAATTGATGACCCTGTGTCGTATGTATCGCCACCAGTTGAAGGATTGGAATACATGCAAAAGGCTTGGGAAACATTGATACATAAAGCAGAGTTAGAATTGTATCAATTGTTTACCGATTCGGCACAATCTGGCGAGGCTAAGAAGGTAGACAGAGAGGGTAAATACGCAATGATTATGGCAATGAGCAATCATATCTTTGACCATATCATTTTCAACCATCTGAACTACTTGATTAGGCTTAGGAATATCGTCAATCCTGAGCCTCCAATTATCGTCAAGCCTACATCCTTTGCTATTCGTGATGAGGGTATGATAATTGAGGAATTGAAACAACTGAACGAAGCGAACGCACCGATTCCGGTTAAAGTCAAAGCACAAAAAGACTTGATGAAAAAACGCTTTTCGGGCAAAGCCGAAGCGAGTGAAGTAATTGAGTTGATGGTTCAGTTTGACCCTTTGTATGGTCAATCAATGGAGGACATCGAGCGTATGCAACGAATGGGGGCTATTGATACCAGAAGCGTTCAGAAGCATGCATATTGCTATTACATTCTCGAAAGAGTTATGGAGCGTGATGATGTGTACGAAATGGAAGAGGTCAATGTACTTGAATTGATGGAAGCCGAGTTCAATGTAATTGTTCCGCCACCTGCTACGACTATAATTGTACCTGAGTAATGAAGCCTGAGGATGAAATCGACTTACTCATTGATAACTTGGTTGACAACGCCCGCAAAGGTGCAGACAATGCCACTGCGAGAATCATTAAAGTATTGGATAAATACTTGGATGGCTTTCAATTGTCTGATGGAACTTTCGTACTATCAGAGCAGAACAGCCGATTGCTCACAGGATTGGATTCAGAAATTGCCAAAGCAATTAACGCAAGCACCTACCCAGCAAGCGTGTCCGAAATCGTCCGAAGCCTGCCCGAAATTGAAAAGTTAAGCGAGATGGTACTACGACAATATAACAGAACCTTCTCGTTTGATTTTGATAAATTAGGTGTAAGTCAAATTCGACTGATGCAGACTGAAACAATCGTTCAGAATATGACTGGTACTGGATTGACAGCGGAAATAAGACAGCCGATTCGAGATGCTATTAATCGCAATGTGTTCGCAGGTGCTAAGGTAACGGACACTAAGAATCGTTTGCGTGAGTTCCTACTTGCATCGGATAAAGACAAGTTTAACCGAATGGCAAGATACGCTAATGTGTGGGCACAGGATGGAATTATGCAGTACGATGGTATGATTTACGATAGGTTCAGAACCGAGTACAAGCCTAACAGCATTCGATACATAGGTAGTCTAATTGGTGATTCCAGACCGCAGTGTGTAAGGTGGGTTGGAAAGTATCAAAGTAATATCCCAATATCCAAACTTCAAAGCGAAATTAATTGGGCATTTAATAACGGTTCAGGGATGAATCCAGCAACAACAAAAGAATCATTTTGCACATATCGTGGAGGCTTCAATTGCCGACACAAAGCCATTCCAGTATTTATTTCTCCAGATGAAAATGAGTAATACCGAAGCCATTCTAATTGATAGAGTGAAAGCCTATGCGTTTCCGATAGCCCTTGCCGTAGTTGCATTCTTTATGATGCGATTAATTACCGGAATTGATAATATTCAACAAGACCTTGTTGATATTAAGGTTGAGCAAGCCAAGCAACAAGGATTAATTAACGGCAATATTCAATCAATCGAAAAGCGTTTACAGGTGATTGAAAACAAGATAAATGAATGGGAATAATTATTTCGTAACTTTGTACAACAACAATAAATTAAAATGAAACATTTAGTAACACTTATCTTCCTCTTTGCATTCGCCTTCATCGGCTTGAGTGCCCAAACAAAAGATACGCTATCCGTATCTCAAAACACATCGACTGGCGTTATTACAATTCGCAGTCAAAGGTCTGGCAATCTCGTTATCAATCCATTCGAGTATAATGGATTTGGAAACATTGAAGCCGTTTACAGCACATCAGGTGCGGACACAATGGTTTATTTGCGGAATGTAAAAACCCAGACCGTAATTACTCGTTATCGCAAGACTGGATTCTTCTTTGGGTATCGCCAATTGGGTATTAGTAATGCGACTGCACTTTGGTTGAATGCCACTTATTTTAATCCAGTTAATTTGCGTCAATTGAATGTAACCACAGCGGTTAGAGATAGTCTACTTTTATGGGGAACGGTACCAGCAGGAACGGTTATATTCAACACCACTTTGGATAGTCTTCAAGTAAGAACAACAAGCACTTGGCGTACATTCTAATTTAATTTACTATGCAGAAATTAAATGAAAAGCAGGTATTGGTTCAGAACACCAAGACAGGCAAGCAAGTAATTCTTTCCAAGCACTTCTTTGAGCGTCAAAAACAATTAAAGAAAAACGGTTTTTCCGATTTTGAAATCGTTCCTTCTTTAGTTGAGGATGAACCCAAAAAAGCAAGGAAGTCAAAAGAAGTAACCGAGTAAATTAATTGTCAGCAATCATGAGTAAAGCAATCGAATTTTTAAAAACTATTGGCGTTCCTGAGGATGTTGTTACAGCCATCGAAACTGCCAATGAGGAAACAGACCTTTCCAGTCTTGTGGACTTGACAGAAAACCATTTTACGAACTACTACAAAGAGCGTGTCAAGGATGAAATACACAAGGCTGGGAAGGGTTCTGCCTATGCCGAAGCAAAGAACTTTGTTAAGAAACAATTCGGGTTAACCGAAGCCGAAATTAAAGAACTTGACTTTCAAGGCGTGCTTAAATTAGTCAACGACCGAGTAAGCGAAAAGTCAGGCAACAAAGACTTATTGGAGCAGTTGAACCAAGCCAAGCAAACGATTATCGACTATGAAAATCGGGTAAAAGATTTTGAGGAAACCGTTATTCCTTCAATCAAATCTGAATCCGAATCGGCAATTCGTTCATTCAAAGTTAATCAGGCAATTCAAGCCGAAGTTAGCAAACATCCTTTGATTGGTGCAAGTCAATATGTCGTACCCGGATTTACTCAGGACTTCAACAAAAAATATAAGGTTGAAGTTGACGATTCAGGAACGGCAGTTGTTACTGATTTAAACGGTGCGAAGGTTTACGACAAGAACAAAAAAGAATTGACCTTGTCTGAACTTATCGTTATCGAGGGCAAAGAATCCAAGATATTCAAAGAATCGAATGGTGATGCACAGCCACCGAAGCCGGGCAATGTAGCACCTCCAAACCCACAGCCTGCACCTGCTAAGAATCAAATCAGCAAGTGGCAACAGGAATCCGCACAAAGAGTGGCTGAGATGAAACAGCGTGCCGGATTGAACGGATAAAATATTACTAATGCTCAAACACAACTAACCCGGCTTATGTCGGGTTTTTTGTTTTTATCGAAATTATATTTACCTTTGTATTGTCTGATGCCAATCAGGCTTAGGAGGCGTCCATCCGCATTAGGGTTATTTCCTCGAACCCACACAGAGACGAGGAGTTTCAAACGCAAATAATAAACTTATTTATCATGTCATTTTCCGCAATTTGCCCGGCTATAAACGAGCAATTACTTAATCTGGCTAATGAGCATACACCTGCAATCAAATCAAGTCAGGTTGGAACTCTTAGAGCCGTTAGCGACCAATACAATCGCTACAATGTGAACATCGTTCCATTGAACCGCCAGAATGGTCAAATCAAAACCGTTCAGGTGATGTACCAAAAGCGTTCAACAATCAATCAGGTAACATCCACGATTGATTCTTGCTTGAACGGTCCTTTCGACGAATCTGATAACTTCGCTGAGAATGTTACTATCGGATTCCAAGCATCTCAGCAGTTCAAATACACTGAGGAAAGCATTCGTGAACTTTGCGAAGGCAGAAATTCTTGGGTGACCAAAGACATTGCCAATCGCCTCGATGCAATGCGTCAGTACATCAACAACGACATCATTACCGAGATGCTTGCCAACTCTGGTAATTACGCTGGTGGTACAAACTCAGGAACATCTCCAATCGCATTGAACTTGTTGGAGCCAATCGCAACAGGTGGTATCACCGTAGGTAACTACATTGGTGAGGCTACGATGTTGAACACTTTGAGCGATGCTCGTGTATCAGGTCTTCCAATGGCTATCGGTAACGGTGACCTTCGTACCTATACCAAGATGCAGAAAATCGGATGCTGTAACAACGGTGGTATAGACATGATGCAGGCTGGTCAGTTTGCATATTTCGAAGATGACCAATTGACAACAGCACTTGCAAATAACAACTTCTATGTTCTTGAGGCTGGTGCATTGCAGTTCATTCCAGTTCCGTTCTACTTGGGCGAGTACGAAACTTTGACCGAAACAGAAACTCGTTCAACTATCGTTGACCCATTGATTCCCGGATTGGTTTACGACTTTAAAATCTACAAGCCACAAGGTTGTGACGAGTGGAATGCTCAGTTGTCATTACACTACGCTATCACTGCATTGTACAACAACAATTACCGTACAGGTGACCCGTTGTTTGATGTAAATGGTATCTTCAAATTTAACGCTGCGACCTAATCGTGGTTTTAAATTACTCTGACAAAACGGTAAACATCCGGGTGGCGAAAGCCCTCCGGATGGTTGCTGACACACTCGAAGGGGCGGGGTATCATGTTCGCATGTTACCTCTTCCCAACGAGGTGCAGTTTCTTGCCTTATGCAAGGCTGGTAAGGCTTTGAAGCGATACAATACCGCTCGAATTGAATCGGGTTTATGGGAATTAAAGCAGGATAAAAACATTGAGATAGTCGATAAGACTTGGAAAGGATTGCACGATGGCTCTGGTGTTTATTTTACTTTGCATTGGCACAACTCAATCCACATTAAAGAGTTTTTGCCTGATGAGTTATTTGATAAGATATTTCAAGTTGCATCTGATAACGATAAACTTGTCGAGGTGCTACATAACAAAGAGTATAGTGTAATTTATCTTTATGAACCTGATAAACTGCCTTCGTAATATAATTGGGAGTAATAATCCTGCTTGGAATGTTCCGAGTGATTTTAATCTTTATGTTGAATCACTGCCGGGCATATCGAGAGCGGATATAATTGCAATGACCGATTCCGACTGGCAGACAACAGGCGATTTTATTCAAGATAAGGTTAGTTTCAGTATGAATATGGTCGTTGCTGAGTTGTCGCAATGGATTATCCAAGACTTCCGACAAAACTCGATTATAGACCGTATGAAGGCTGGTAAGTATCCAAACAATACGGTAACATACAATTCGACAACAAACGCAAACAGAGGGCTTAAATTCGTTCGGCAAAAGAATGATGACTACGGTCTTTTGGTTGTGCCGAATATAAAAATACTCGTAAACAATTCCGGTTCAGTAACGGTAACAATTAGCGACAATATCGGTCAGGTTAAGACCTATACCGAAACCGTTGTGGCTGGTGTGCCTTATGAAATTAATACCGACTTTATTACCGATGGAGGCGAGGTGTTTTTAACGATGGATAATACATCGCTTGACACTGCTGATTTAAAGGTTGGAGGATGTTGCAACCGACCTTACAATGAATCGAGCGTTGGTGCTTGGCGTGTTTATGGTTGGGATGGCTCGGTTGCAGTTGATAATACATTCGGCATTATCGCTGAGGCTCAATACCAATGCGACCAATCGCAAATAGCCTGTATCTTTCGGAATAGTGTTAGTTTCCAGCAGGCGTGCATGTATCGTTTAGGTGTTGATTTATTGGACGAGTTAATTAATACAAGTCGTGCCAATGCTAAAACCATTCACAACAAAGAAGAAAAGATTGAACTGCGTAATAAGTTCGAATTGGACTACGAACGCAGAATGGAAATATTACGGGTTGAAGCAAGAACAATGCTGTCAAGACCCAGAACGAATTGCATAGCGTGCAATGGAACTCGTTATGCTGAAACTCAAAGACAATCTAAAGGATATTACAGATGAAAAACTTAATGCTTCCAATGTATGCAGGTTGTGCTTCCTGCGGTGGGTCAAGACCACAACCAAGACCAAGCACAGGCAGACCAGCACCAAGACCGGGAACGGTAAGAATCCCCGGAGTAAAAAGATAACAATGGGAACGATAAAAGCAAGCAACGCAAAGGGCAAGAAGTGGTCTGTTGAAGTTGGAGGCAAAACATATCACGCCGGCGATGCAAACGCCAAGGTAAGCCCCGGAACGCCTCGAGGCGATGCCTATTGTGCAAGGTCGGCTAAGATTAAAGGTAGTGGCGTTCCAAACAAATTAGCCCGAAATATGTGGGGATGTGTTGGTACGAAATCAGTCAAGTCAAAAGCAAAAAAAATAGGAGATAAATTATGAGCAAGATTACATTCGGAACAATGGAAAGCCCAACTCCTAATTGGGCTAAGAAGATTCGCAACACTGCATTGAAGATAGGTGGTGCATTGGTTGTCGTGGGCGGTGCAATTGCAACACTTCCACTATCGTTACCTGTTGCTGTTGTTACAATTGCGACCAATGCAGTTGTTTACGGTACGGCAATAACCACACTCGTTAGTGCTGTATCGCAGGCGTTCGGAATTGAACAAGATAAACCAAACAATTAAGATGCCACTGAAAAAAGGATATTCGCAAAAGACTATTTCGTCAAACATCAAGACTGAGATAAAAAGTGGAAAGCCACAAAAGCAAGCAGTTGCAATCGCTCTATCAAAGGCTGGCAAATCTAAGCCTAAAACTAAGCGTAAATAATTTGAAAAAAATGGAATTGGTTTTAACTCGCGATGCATTTTTACCGACCAGAACATTGGGTAAGTTATACGCTGACAATGTATTTGAGTGCTTCACTTGCGAGGATGCTGTCAGGGATAAAAAGATTGCAGGCGAAACGGCTATTCCGAAAGGCAGGTATCGAGTTATAATTACTTTGTCAAATAGATTCAAGCGTGAATTGCCAATACTTTTGAATGTGCCGAATTATGAGGGCGTTCGTATTCATTCAGGCAATACCGAAGCAGATACGGAGGGCTGTATCTTATGCGGTTCAACTCGTAACGATAGCGGTGTATTCAGTTCAAGAATAGCAACGAATAACCTGATATTAAAAATTCGAAACGCTATTAATTCAGGCAAAGAAGTCTGGATTACGATTCGTTAAACTATGGCTAATTTAACGCCTGAGCAGTTCGAGAAAGCATTGTCAAACGCTAAGCAGGCGTTGACGAAAAACATAGGCAAGATATTAATCAATGCGACTAATATCGGGTCTTCCGAAATGCAGGTAAGGGTGTTTAATCGTGGTCAAACAACTGCTGGCAAACAGATGCGATACAGGTCTGCACCTTATAAAAAATTGCGAACCGATGCAGGTTTGCAAACGAATTGGAAAGACCTGATTTTTACAGGCGATTTATTCTATTCGCTTACGATTCTATCAACTGCGGAAAAAGAAGTTACCTACGGCTTTAATAATGCTGAAACAGCACAGATAGCCGAGTGGCAACAGACATCAGATGTGCAGGTAGGCGAACCGATATTCCCTTTGAATCAAAAGGAAATATCAAAGATGGAACGACAGATTGCGATTGATGTTGCTAAGGTATTTACAGGAGCGTTGGAGAATTTTCCGAATATGCCGAGCGTGTCAGGTATCGGTAAATCTGCAACGGAAAAAAGTATTGCAAGGAATAAGGCGAAGAAGGCTAAGACAAAAACAAAATATCCGAAAGGCTCAACCGCAAAAGATAAAGCAAGAATAGCCCGAGCAAAGAAATTACGACAAGGCACATACAAACCTAAGAAACGAAAGAAAAAATGACATCAGAAACGATTTATATTATCTCATCCATACGCCAACAAATTGAGCAATACAATGTGATATTCCCTGTTGGATATGACTTCTGTTTTCGTGAACCCGATACAGGTAATATCTTCCTGCGTCGTATGGATGATAATTCGGAACTTGTTCGATTTCCTAACATAGACACTCAAGGCAATTGGTTCTATTTGCGTTATGAAGAATTAGAGAAATCCACATTCAGACCAATCGACAGACAAGGGTCGTGTCAGGAACGATTCGAGCAATCAATAACGCTCAAAGGTGTGTTTATCTTTACTGCAAATAATCAATATGAGGTTGGCGATTATACGGTAAATACTATCATGGGTACATTCATTCCACCGTTCGGAACGATTGATAATATCAAGATTGACCCTGCCTCGATTCAATACGATTACTTTAATTTTAACGAGGCTGATACAGGCAACGAGTTACGCTCATACATGCCAGAAATACAATCGTTTGCAATTGATATAAATGTTACCTTTGCAAGAGAGTTTTCCGATTGCAGAAATCCACCTGAACTGATATAATTATGAATACTTTTAGCACATTGAACTTGGGTAATTTCCCAGCGAATCAAGCAACCATTCCTATCCCCGGTATGGTTTATCCCGATGCCGATAGTTACACATTTGAAGCACTTATAAATGGTGTATTCAGCATTCAATTAGTTACATCTGTATTGGGCAATCCTATTGTAATTCCGAATAACTTTCCTGACGATGCGACCGTAATGGTTCGGATAAAAATACCCACAGCCAATAGGACATTGACCAATACATACATCAACGATTCGGCTGGTCATATCTGGTTTCAATTCACAAATATCCCAGTATAATTATGCTTGATTTTGCAATTAATTTATTTGTCCTGATCTCGTTCAGTTTTGCAGTTTCTTGTGTGTCTTATGCGTTTGAAGTTTGGATACAGCCTAACCACATATTTCAGCGTTATGGCAGGTGGTTACACAAACATCAGGACAAGCACTGGTCAAAGCCATTAGGGCTGTGTATATTGTGCCAGAATGCTTGGCTTGAACTAATATGTTTCACTGTGGCGTTAATCGCTTTAGGTCAATTAGAATCGTGCTGGTGGATGCCAATTCTTGCTCCGTTTGTTGGTAACGCTTGGCTCAGGAAGGTGTTGAATTAATTACAATCGTTCTCAATTTGAACCGATTGATTTGATTTGAATATTCCGTATCTCCTTGCCTCTATTCGGAGGCGGATGTCGGATTTGCGTGCTTTCATCGTTTAATTCCTATCCAAAACCCATCCCCACTAATCGGGTATCGGTCAACCCGTTTGAATTCGAGTTTGCCCGGTGAAATGCGATAAATCAGGGCTTCGTTATTCCAATCGACCATCTCCCAGACCTGAACGAAATAATGCGAGTGTTTGCCGTATAGTTTGATTATAACGGCACAATCCGAGGCGAGTGTATCTTTATCTGACATAAACCAATCAGGATAAAGGCAGGACAAAGGAATGCAATCGAAGCCTTCGTAAACCTCGTTCCGCTTGGTATCAATCAGTACGGTATCTTTCGGCAGGTCTTTGCGGTCGCCTCTGAACCCGGCAAAGTAGTTATCGGATTCGAGTTGCCATAGGGAGTTATTTGAGGGGGTGAGGGTCATGTGGTTTGCGTTGGTTCGGTTGTAGGTTCCTTGTCTGCATTTAAGACATTCAACTCTTTGAAAGTGTTATAAACAATTCTTTTTTCTTCTTCGCTAAATTTATGGCTATCAAACCACCCTAAAATAGACCGCCTTTCTTTTTCTAATTTGGCTTCTTCTAATATTTCCGTGGTTTGAATCCTCCACTCTTCCCACATATCACCATAGGCTCGGTAGTAAATAGTTTTGCTTTGGTAGTCAACCTTTGGGGTATTTATTAATTTTTTTCCAGAAGATAATACCGCCTGAGTTTTGGTAAGCCTCACAACATTCTGAAAGTAATAATAACAATTGTTACTATAGCTGGGGCATTTCTTTAAATATACCTTGTCGCCTACTTTTAATGGTTGCATTTGTTTTTCTAATTCCATAATTACTTATACGCTATTCGTTTCAAAAAGTTACTTGCTGGTCTTATTTCTTTGATTCAACTTGCCTTTAAGCGACCATATCCGCATACAGCCTAAGTGATAGAATTTATTTATGGTTTTTTGGTCTGGCTTTTCTGCCTTTTTGTTGTGCTTAGGAATTCTCCACCATTGGGCTTTGTAGTAAGTACAGCCTTGTATTTCTTTGGCATTGACTACGATTATACCACAACTCGAAGGCACTAAATCAAGGGCTAAGTCAAGCATGAAATCGGGCACGGCATAAACAAGCCTCGATATTATTTTACTGCTGTGGTTGTGCCCTTTTTTAAAGTCTGCTTTCAGGTCTGATTTGCTGACCTTGATTTCGACTTCCGTAAACCTGCCTTGGGAGTCCAATATGAGCATATCGCATTCATGCCTAAGCCCAAGTCCCCATGATACATTTGGCACGATTGTGTGTTGCCTATATCCGATTAGGTCAGCAACAGCTAACTCCATTTGCCCCGAGTGTGGCTTCATTTCCCCGTCTTAACTATCCTCAATATTGTCGATTCGGCTTTGCCGTACATCCGGGCAATTTCGTATGTTGATAGACCACAATCGGCAAATGCTTTGATGTATTGGGTTTCAGTCATTTCAATTTCGGGTTAAGTCGTTTCGATTGTTTCCAATCAAGTCCGGTGGGTAAGGTAAATTCAGAATTTCCAATATTGCAACGATACCATTCTATTTCATCACGCTTTACCCCATACCAATTGCCTTTCCCATTTGCATCAAAGCAATGCACATCAGCCCACTCAGGAGCATTATCCCAATCAACCTGATACGGGTCGGGTTCAGCCGTAACCGATTCGTGAATAGCAACATGGTATTGGATGGTGCGGACGGGGCGGTAGTGTTTGCTGTGCGGATTACTTGGACTAAGCCAAACCATACCTACTGAAACTTGCTTTGATTCAGGTATGTCCGGATTCATCTCCACCTTAACCCACTTCTCCGCATCTTCCTCGGTGCAGAACTCGTAGCCTTCTGGCAGTAGGTGGGTGTAGTCGGGTTCTGAACCGTTCGGTTTTTCCGAATGGTTCAATCCCAAGTTCTCCCGAATTGCGTCAATCGCTTTTTGAATCTCGTCTAATTGCTGTTTTGTGTTCATGTTGATTTTTACGCTTATTTACTTTGTTTTGTTTCCGTTTCCATCGCCTTCCTTGCAATATTTTCCCGAAACAATTCTTTTCGGCTACAATACAAATCCCACATCGCTAATTCCTGTGCGGTTATCTGGTCAATTACCAAATCGGTTTGATGAATTGAAACCAAATATAACGCCTTGTTCATTATCGCTTCTTTTCGCCAATATATTTCATTGGTTTTGGAAATATCTCGCTGTGTTGAGGCTGTAATCCATGCTAAGATTAATCCTGCACAAACAAGGCACATCAGGTAAAATCCGAATTTGAAATAGAATCGGTAGGTATAGGAATTGGGCATTTTCATAAGTTCGATTCCTTTAGTTTCCTTAGTTCATTTAAAAAAAATATCATTTTATGGCAGGCTTCAATCGGAGTCGCTGATTTCGTGTCTGGATTTTCAAAATTTGCAGGATTGCGAAATGATACTTGCCAATAATTTAACCCGTAAACATAATCTAAAGACAATACGCCAAAGCCCAATGATTTGTATTTAATGCCCTCAAGATAGTCAAGGCATCCCTCAAGTGTGGTTGGTAGGTATTGGTCAGGCATTTTCATAAGTTCTCAGGTAGTTTGGGGAGTGGTTGCCAATGGGTGACTTGTTGGAAATCTTGAAAATCACAATGAAATTTATTCCAATCGCCTCTAAATAAACTTATATCTACAATTCCGTATTTAACTACTAAGTAATTTTCAGATGGTACTTCCGGCAATCTCTCGCTAACCGGAATCCATCCGTGGAGGTTTGGTTCAAAGATACTCATACTATCACCCCCATGCTTTCGTTTAACCCGTTTCCAATATTCTGATTCACGACTGGGTAATCAATTTTGACCAAGTCAAATTCTCGCTTATTCGCATTGAACTTAATCAATCGTTTTCGATTATCAGTCTGCCAATTATCCGACTTTAACTCATTGAATAACTCAGACATAACGAGTTGCATATTGGCATTGAACATCAACTCCAATAACCACCACGGGCGGTCAGGGAATAGTACATAGTCAGTCCATTCCTTCCTAAAATCAAGTGATTCTTGGATATAATCATGCTCAATCGTTTTCACATTATTATCCCTGTCAAACTGAACCAAACAAGGCTTCCCACCTGATTCGATTTGGAAATTTTTGAGGTCATCGTAACTATCGAACTGGCAGAATAATGTCTGTCCGTTCGGTAAAATCGCCTCGGCAAGTGCTGGGCAGGCTTGGGTAGTTTCTGTTAATTTGGTCATAATTATTTATACGGTTTTAGGTTCGTTTTGTTTCACCAAGGTTGCCAATATTTTCAATGCGTCTTTATTTCCAATTGAAATCAATCCTCCAAAATCGTCCCGATGGTGCATTACCGTTGTGTGGTCAATATACCCGAGCATATTGGCTGTGTCTTTGAGGCTGAGATTATTCAACTCAGTTAGGTAATAACATAATGCTTTTCGAATGTTTATAATCTTTCTCAGCCTTGATTTGGACCGGATTGATTCAGTAGTGAATCCGTAATATTTTAACCATTCCGAAAAATCATTAAGGCTCGTAACTTTCCGCTTCGATATGTCCGGAGCGAGTGCTTGCAATCGTCTGCGTTGTTCCTCATAAATCATATCAGATAACATCTGACTGACTGCTTGTTGTCCGCATAACTTTACGGCTCGGTGGTATGCGTTGCTCATGTTAGAATAGTGTTGGTGCGACCTTTTCTGTTTCGGTCTTGTTAAATCCAAATTCTTTAATATCCTTCTTACGCTGAATTGTTTGTTTAATCCATTTAGAAGCGTCTGCGTGAAAGTTTCTTTTAATCTCAAAACCGTATGCCTTACGGTCTAATTCAATTGCAGCGACTAATGTACTTCCACTTCCTGCACAAGGGTCAATTACCACATCTCCCGGGTCTGTAAATATCTCAATTAGTTTCTTCAATAATTTCACAGGCTTTTGAGTTGGATGCAGTTTCTCGGAATCCTCATCTCTTTCCCAATCAATGCAGTTGAATATCATTTTCCCGTTATTGTTGAATTTTGGCAATCTATCTCGATATAGCAATAATCCATATTCACAATTTCCGACTATTTTCATATTTGCTTTTAATACCTGAGCCGAAAAATTTTTACGAAAAACCAAATTGATATATCGGTTCAGTCCGTATCTTTTTGCCAATTCAATTAGGCTGAACTGTTGCTCAAATTCGCAGAAAACAATCATACATGGTGCATTTGATTTTTGTCTTTTACCATCGTCTGACTTTGGTGCAGGAGGTTCTTTTTTCAACATGGTTGAGCAAAAGTGCATAAATTCAGCAGGTCGGAAATCTTTATCAGTATCGAAAAATTCTTTCCCGGCTAATTCGGATTCCCCATTTGAATTATCTCCATCCTTGTACCATGCAGGATTTGAAGCGTAGGCATTATTCCCAAGATTATACGGAATATCCGCTATAATCAATTGAGCTTTCGGTATCTGATATACCTTGAAATTCTGAAAGTGATTATGATATAATTCGCTCATGTTTTTAAATCCCAAACACTTTAACCGCTTCCACCAAACTCAAATCTACCTTATCCAAGCCATGACAAATAGTGCTGGGGTGTTGGTTGTAAATCGCACCTATCTCTTCACAGGTCAATCCTTTTCGCCTTAGATTCCACGCAATTGCTCGTCTGATTGCGACTATCTCTCGGTATTGGATACCGCTCAGGATTAATTCTTTTGTTACTGGCATCCAAGTGTCGGTAAGCCTGTTCTGCTTATCTCGCAGTCGGTATTTTAATTGATTCTCGTTCATTTTATCGTTATTTGTATCTCCAAAATCTTTACTATTTCCATCAGCCTCGGAACTGACAAGGTAATAACTTGTCGTTCCATTCGTGTGTACTGCTGTTTGGTCATGTGCAGTCTGTCTGCCATTTCGTTTTGACTTAATCCGATTAGTTTCCGGGTTGCTCGGATTTTGTGAATTAGGTCTGGGTAGGTCATGTCGGTTCTACGCAACCCCGGCTAACTTTGTTTCAATCTGAATGATAATAATCGCTCATTTGTTTTGCGGTGGGTTTAGCAATATTGTTTTTTTTCAAAATATCATTTACTAAACTGCAATAAAGAAGTTTTAGGTATTTGTAATCATCTTCCTTTTCTAATTTGTACTTAGAATCATTCACAAATCTCCAAGCACCAAATTTATTACTTTTAAGTTCTTTTTCAAACAGATGTATAGGTTTACTGCCAGACATTAAATGACATTCAAATTGAATACCTATACTAACTCCAGTTGTTTTAAACAGCACCCAATCATATTGGCAATTAATAGACAATCTTTCTTTTAATGAATCGTCTATTTCTGGATGGAAAACCTTTACTATCTCCCAAGCAACATTTTTATTGCTTAACATTGATTTTTGAAAGTTGTTTAGCATAATTACGATTGTTTCAATTCAGCCAGAATTTTCTCAAGTTCCGCTATCTGCTCCTGTTTTGTTCCAGCGTGAATACAAAATGGGTTTAAAACCGTCTTGATTCGCCTAAATTCAAAGTCGCAATAAAGCGGTGAAAAATTACCATCTGTTGTTTTTACATCCCACTCTCCACGCTTCAACTCAAACTCATCCGGCAATTCCCGCACTGGCATCATTGATTCGGGCAGGGCGAACCAGTAAGCCCAAACATTATTAATACCTTCATTAAACGCTTCGTGTATCTCGACACATGATAATTTCCCTTGTAAATCATCACTCACCCCATAAACTCGCCCCGGAATCCGTTGCTCAACGGGGACTTGTGTTAATTCGCTTTTAGGTATCATATCACATCCTCCATTTTAGATTTCCTTTCCTCATCACCTCGGCTATTCGCATCCCACCACGCCATCGTTTCGATGTCCATTGTTTCTTCTTGTTCGTCGTGGTGCGGACATCTGCCTTTTTCTTCACAGCATCCATCAAAATCGCAACAGCACCCATCGCAATCTTCGCATCTTACTTTTTTTTGGCTTTCCATACTCGAGAAAATAAAGAGTTAATTGTTCCTACCTTAACAGCATCGCTAATGGCTTGTTTTTGCTCGGGTGATAGATTCACCCCTTGCCTCTCCCAAACTGCTAATACAGCCTCGTTTGCGTTCGATTCTGGCGGTAATTCCCGAATGATGTCGATTATCTTTAGTGGTTTAAGCATTTCCAAAAAATCTAAGAAGTTGAATGAATGCAATGAATGCGAACATGGCTAATAATCCTGCCACAAGGTAATCGGTAAAGGTGGGGCGGTGTTTCATGAGTTAAGTATAATTTTGTTGTCAATTGTAATTTTCATGTTTGGGTGCGATTCTTTAATCAAGCATTCGAGTGCTGAACATTTGTTAGCCCACTCAGACCAATGCCCTGATTTATCATTTGATTTGTCGCAAATTGGTTTATCCCAAGTCAATAATTCACGAAGCCGCTTTTTATATCCGGCTATATTGCCGATATTTTGCTCGTATGCGTTTATCCAAGTTGTAGTTTTCATGCGAATCTCCAATAAATGTAAAAGATTAAAAATACTGCAATTAGATAGGGTGCGATGGTGTCGATGTGCTTTTTCATAATTCTTCGATTCCTAAAATTTGGTTGAATGTCATTGATTCGCCAGCCTCATCCTCAATCCATCCGTTTTTGGCTTTGTCTTTTTTTCCAAGGCGTTTAAAGGCGTCCTCAAAACTTTTTGCCTTGATTTTTTTAAGTCCTATGCCAAACTCATTTGGCGTCCAGATTTCGAAAGTGTTTAGTTTATTTTTCATTTTGTCGTTTTTGAAAGTGTTTGAATGGTGAAATTGATTAAAGTAAATCCGATATGCAATCACCTGATGCTAATACTTTCCAAGTGCCCTTTTCGATAAGGAAGAATATCTCATCTCCAGTGATTGAGTTTTCGTATTTTGATACAAATGCGTTCGGTCTAATTTGGGTAAAGTTGCATCTAACTTTTTCCCATCCAATTCCGAAGTGAATTGATTTCTGCAACTGGTTTAGGTCTTGTGTTTGTGTTGATGTGTTCATGTCGTTTTTGTTTATGTTTATGTTTAACGAGTACAAAGGTATATTTAGTTTCAACAAAAACAAAACTATTTTTTTAACTCGTTGAAAATCAGGCTGAAAAAATTATAGAATTTACGATTTGATTCCAAGTTAAGCCTGATTCTTGTTTTTCAGCCAATACGCTGGCAGGTGCTGGATGTTTTGCTCCTGAGCGAACCCAATCCTGTATTGTTTGAGATAATTCAACTACGGGCTTAATTTCGGGCGTTTCGGTAACTTCCTGACCACCCCAGAGTGGACGCTCGCCACGCTGAACAAGTTGAAATCCTGCCTTGCGCATCTCGTTTGCTGAGTAGTAGAATTTTCTAAAGTCTGCTTTGCCCTGTGAATGCTTTATATCAAAGCCATATTTTTTGTAAAATTCATCCCCGATAACACGCTCGGCATTCCATCCGAATGAGTTACGATTGGCTGGGTAAATCTCCTGTGTTGTTGGGTTAGCCCATACGGTAACTTTTACCGTGTTTTTTTTGCTGATTTCAAATTGAGTTGTCATTTTGTCGTTTTTTTAAAGTGTTTGATTGATTTTTGCGTGTACGATGCGACCCCGGTGGATGTGAAATTATAAACTTGTTCTAAGTCCTGTTGTTGATTCAAAAATATTTCTAAGCATATCGGAATAGGCACCGCTCACCTCTTTAATTGTCTTAACATCCATGCCTCTAAATTTGCAAATCTTAACATCGTAAGTATCCATGCTATTCAGGGTTACATACATAATATTAGCGACCCTGCTACCTTTGAATTTTACTATTAAAGTTTCATTGTCTGAAAAACAAGTTGCTCCGGTCATTGCGATGAATTTGTTACCGCCTAATTGATTGAGTGTTTGTTGTGCTGTGTTCATGTCGTTTTTTTAAATTGTTGATACAAAGATATAGCAAGTTTCAACAAACGCAAAACATTTTTACCACTATTTTATAACTCATTGATTTTCAAACTGCCTATTTTTTACCCCAACACCCATAAATCCAACTCGATACCTCGCTATTCAAAAATTCATACACCGCAACCGACCCGACACAATGGGTATTATTCGTGCTAATTGAAAGCATCTGCACCTTGAACACCTCGCCCGGCTCTCGTTCGATAATCGCCACCGGAAGCCCGTTAAGGCTTACCGATGTGCGATTCGATTCGGGATGACGCTGAAAGGTCAAGTTGAGATTTGCGATAACAGCGTTTTCCTGCGACATGATTTCAAAAAGGAAGCGGATTTGATTCATCCTGATTTGGCTGAACTGGTGCGGTCTGACTTTGACTTCCTTCAACCGCCACCTTCCAAGCCGTAATAGTATTAAACACCTTTACTTCCCCATTGGTGTTAGTCCACTCACGACCTCTCAAATTCAGGCTGAAATCAACCGTATCGCCCTGCTTGAAAGAATCTGCCAGACTGCATTTCTCTCCCTGAAATTCAATCTCAATCGTTTGCGGGTACTTTGAATCAAGGTCAATCTCAACCCATACTTTCCGCTTCTGGAAATTGTTCGTTCCAACCGATTCAACCGGGTGGATTTGCTTAACTCTGCCTTTTATGTTCATGATTTAAAATGTTACTTGGTTATAATACTTTTCAAATTTAGCCCAAAATTTGATGACCTCAACCTCCAATGTATTCAACTCGTCAATAATATCATTCCGCTCAATTCGGTGAATATACAAAGGGCGTGGCGTAAAACGAGGGTCGTAACTTACGAAGTCAAGCCATTGCAACTTCTCATTAACAAGGAAGTACTGATACACTTGATACTTATGTTCGTTCGGCAATCCTCCCATTCGAATAGTCCTGATGTGGGTTTTTGTGTTCGGGCATTTTACCTCAATACCGCCCGTCCGGTCTGGCGTTAATCTATCCGGTGACATTGCAAGATATTCGAGTGTGTCGTGTGTGCAGAATCCGACTTGTTCCAGTTCGTGTCCGGTCTGCTTGGTATAAATTTCCGAAGCCTCCGCCTCATGGTCAGTTCCCCATTGCATCGCTTCCGATACGAAGCCATCGACTTCGTCCCAAACTGCCATATCTGGACATACTCGTTCGTAAATAAGTTCGTCAACTACTTTCAGATTGTCCGACTTCATAATTCCAGCGACACGACTGCTGGTAATTTTGCCGATTCGCAACTTATGCCAATCTGGCGTGCCTTGTTCAACTTTGTGTTCTATCATAACTATTTTGTAAGTTCTAATTTGCGTGCATCCTTTACCGCCAAACATGCCGTTTGACCTTCGCTATCCAATCCCTTCCAAAGTGTCTGCAATGTAGCCAAATCAGGTGCGGTTCGGATTGATTCAATTATGGCTGAATAGTCCTGAGGTGCTTTTTGACTAACCTTCTCATTCCGCACCCTCAACGCATCCGTTACATCCCCAAACGCTTTGACCTTATCAACTCCGATTTTTACCTGCTGACCTGCCCACTTTTCAATAGCAGGCGTTCCGAGCAATCTCGTTATCGTCTTGCAGTTCGTCTTGTTCAGGATAATCGGCTTCGTTTCTTTCGTAGTCGCTACGATGCAATCAGACTTCTTTCCATCCGCACCCGGTACGGCTTTCTTTTCAACCGTTACGAGTGTAACGATTACTTCCCGATACTGATTGTCCGATTCGAATAGGTCGTGACTTCCGAAGTAGTCAGGGTTTGTTAATTGCTTCCAATGTGTCATAAATTCGTTTTTTTCTGTTTTAACGGAAATAATTAGCAAAGGTTACAAACTTTTTTATTCTTATTTGCGTTTTGTTCTTATATTTGTAAAATATCCGGGTGGAAGCGGATTCAAAATATTTTCCTTCATCGGAAACAAACCCCTTGAAATAGCAGTCTTCCACCTGCTGTTTCGGGGGTTTATTATTTAATAGAATGCCTGAAATACATCTTAGACCATATCAACTCAAAGCATTAAACGAACTTCGGGCGTCTATTTTGAAGTTTAAACGATCAATACTTGTCATGCCCACAGGATCAGGCAAGACAACCGTTGCAGGATTTATGGCAAAGGAATCTACATTGCGTAAAAAACGATTGCTGTTTATCGCGCATCGAACCGAACTACTAACCCAAGCGCGAAGCAGATTCCAGCAACTTGGTCTTAGTTGCGGAATTATTCAGGGTCAAAAATCAATTATTGAGCCTTACTTGAATGTCGCGTCCGTTCAAACCGTTCGGAATAGGTTGTCTTTTATGAGACCCTATGATATTATAGTAATTGACGAATGTCACCTGTCAATGGCGTCGTCATATCGCAAGGTTCTCGATCATTTCCCTAATGCTTTCGTTGTCGGATTGACTGCAACACCGCGCAGGCTTGATGGAAAACCGCTTGGAGAAATTTACAAAGATTTGGTTAATCCTATTTCAATAAAGGATCTTGTCGAATCAGGCAATCTTGTTCCTGCAAAATATTCAGAAGCGGTATCCTCGGCAGACCTGACCGGAGTCGCTACGATTGCTGGCGAGTTTAGCCAATCAGAATTATTTTCAAGGTTTGACAAACCAACGCTTTATTCAGGCGTTATTGATCACTACAAATTAAAAGCAAATGGAACATCATTTATCTGCTTTTGCGTCAACATTGAACACTCAAAGAAGACAGCAGAGGCGTTTAATCAGGCTGGAATATCCTGCGTGCATATCGACGGGGAACTGCCAACAAACGAACGCAAGCGACTAACAGACTTATTTCGGTCTGGGGCGGTTATGGGTGTCTGCAATGTAAATCTTTTTACCGAGGGGTTTGATGTGCCTCATGTTCAGACCTGTATTATTAATCGCGCAACTCAATCAGAAGCGTTATTTATGCAAATGATCGGTCGTTGCCTCAGACCATACCCCGGCAAATCTAACGCCATCGTTCTTGATCATGGGCGCAATGTTACTGAAAGGCATGGATTTCATGACGACGACAAAGAATGGTCATTGACTGAAAAAGCGAAGAAAAAGTCTAACAAATTAGGTGCGTTTGGCGTTAAAACTTGTTCACAATGTCAATACATGATGCCTCCTTCGGTTAGGTTTTGTCCTGAATGCGGGCATACTGATTATCAGCCAATTGAAAATAAAACCACAGAAGCCGAGATTTTTCGAGATATTACCGCCAAAGACCGCCCGAAAAGACCTGAACATTTGCGAAAAAAATATACCGAAATGAATGAGTCAGAATTAAGGCAAGTACAGCAGTTATTAGGATACAAGGACGGCTGGGTTTATGCAATGTTAAAAGTAAAAAAGAAGTACCAAAACAAATAAAAATCATGTCATACATATCAATTTACAAAAACGCCAAAGATTCGATTTCAACCGATACCGAACATATTGATAATTTTATTCATTCGGTAAAATCAGGGAGATGGAAAGAACCAGTCGAAAAATATCGGTCTACCGGAGATCAGTCTGATAAAGAAAAACTGCCAATGGTAACTATTTCCGGTCAGTTTCAGCGAAGAAGGGCAGACGCACTTATAAAACATTCCGGTTTTATTTGCGTAGATATTGACAAACTGCCAACAGAAGAACATTTCCTTTTGTATCAGTCAATTTGCGAAGATAGTTATACTTATGCCTGCTTTTCTTCCTGCTCAGGAAATGGGATTGCCGTAATTATAAAAATAGACCCAAGTAGACACCTTGACGCGTTTGCTGGCTTAGAAAAATATTACGCTGAAAAATTCGCTACCGTTATAGACCGTTCTTGCAAAGACATAACGCGTTCTCGATTTGTGTCATACGACCCACACCTTCAACACAATCAAAAAGCGCACATATTCAAAAAATATATCCCTAAAAAGGAACTACCAAAGTCAACACCACCTCCAGTATATTCAACCGCTGACTTCAATCAGATAATAGATCACATTGAACGCAATGCCGTTGATATTACTAATTCATCTTATCATGACTGGTATAGAGTTGGTTTTGCTTTGGCAGACGAATTTAAAGAGTCCGGACGCGTTTATTTTCATGCTATTTCAAAATTCTCTACAAAATATGACGAGAAAAAAGCAGATCAGCAATATAATGCCTGCCTAAAGTCGCGCGGTTCAGGATTAACTATTTCTACTTTTTTTCATTATTGCAAACTTGCAGGCGTACCGATTCGGTCAAAGCAAACGCTCGAGGCAATGCGAATTTGTGAGCAAGCAAAAAAACAAGGCAGACCGATTGAGTCTGCCGTTAAGGTGCTGACGCAACTAAACGGTATGGATGCTTTAGAGGCTTCAGAAATAGCCGAAAAGGCATTTAAAAGAGAATATACGCCTGAGTCTGGCGGTAATATTGTCAAAGAAATTGAAATATACCTAAACTCAAACGCGTCGCTTAGGTACAATACAATAACCCAACGAATTGAGAATAATGGAACGGAAATATCTGACAAGCAAATTAATTCCATGTATCTGGATATGAAAGAAATCGTACCAAAACTACCACTTGAAACATTTAAAATATTCATTAATTCAGACAGGGTAACGCCATACAATCCGCTAACAGAGTTTATTGAAAGCCATTCAGACAGAACTCCACTTGGATCAATCAAAGAAATGGCAGACTGCATCAAGGGTGGGAATGGATATTTACCCGATGGCGAATACATACCGGACTTTATTGAGACTTTTTTGACCAAGTTTTATCTTGGTTTGATAGCAGGCGCATTCGGTCATAAAATGCCACCTATAATTCCGATTTTATGGGGCAAAGAAATTGGCAAAGGTAAGACTTGGTTCTGGTCTAATCTACTTCCGGAAGATCTTCGCGAGCGTTATTTTCAAATATCTCAAATGGATCAAGGGAAAGACGACGATATTCTACTTTCAAAAAAGTGGCTTGTGTGTGACGATGAATGGGGCGGTAAATTTTCAAAAGATTCCAAATTTATGAAGACAAAAGTAGGTCAGAACTCATTTACCGTCAGGAAAGCATACGCGCGAGAACATGAAGAAATGAAGCGAGTGGCAATGATTTGCGGAACATCAAACGAGCGTGACTTGATTCAAGAAACAAATAACAGAAGAATTATACCAATAAATGCTCAGGAAATAGACCTTGACAAATACAATGCCATTGATAAAATTGACCCAATCATTGAAGCCTATCACCTTTACACTTCTGCTGGTGAGTCTCCGTTTTTATCCCAAGTCGAAAATAAGTTACTCAACGAAATTTCAAAACAAAATACCACAACTGATTTTGTTCAGGAAATGATAATGAAGTTTTATGAGCCAATTGACGATCCACTTGATGCAAGAACGGTACTTTTGACTGCTACCGAAATTCACGATTATATTACAAAGAAAATGCCCCATAGCAGGGCGTCAGTTGTTCAGGTTGGGAAAACACTACAAAGACTTGAATTTCTTCAACACCACGACGGTAAAAAACGAGTTTATTTGGTTAGAAATATTTCCGATACAGACCGATAAATTTCTTCTTCGCTTCTTAATATTTTTACATTTATGCCCTGCTCAGACCAGTTTTGATGCAGGGCTTTTTGCGCTTTGGATAATACGCCCGTTTCCGTCTTAACCTCAAACCAATAAACACACCCTTTCCATACAAGGCACAAATCTGGAACGCCAGCAATTACCCCCATACCTTTAAGTATTGCGCCCTCTCTTGCGCTTCCGGACGCTCTTTCATTGGCAATGTGGAATAAACACCCACGCGACGCAGGAAAGTCGTTCCAGAGGCGTATAAATGCGTTTTGTTGAATTCTGGCTTCGTTTGCTTCCATACGACAAAGTTAGTGATCGAAATTAATTTTAACAGATAACAGATACTAACAGATAGTTTTTTTATCTGTTAATTTATGTATATTATTGATTATCAATATATTTGATATAATTTCTAACAGATATACAGATTTTGCACACAAACATCAAAATACTATTGGAAAAAATAATAATTAATAATTGAAAAAAATAAATCTGTATAAGTGAAATATTAAATATATCTGTTAATCTGTTAATAATATAATATAATATATTGATTATTAATATATTAGATAGTTCTAACAGAAGTAATAACAGAAGACTAACAGATAAAGTCTGTTATATCAAGTAGTTATAAAAAACACGACTGAATATCAACAAGTTATAAAACGCTAATTTTGGCAAATATTATAATTAAAGTCTGATCACAGAAAACGAGATTGAACCCTTTTCACCAATTTCCGTATCTTTACCCATCGGATGATTCTCAAAACAACCGATTTTCTACCAGAATTATTTTTTCACTCAAACCCATCCTCCCCGGTTGGGTTTGTTTTTTTCGTATATTTGCATCGTACAGCAACTATTGAATATGGCAAAAATATTTATCTATGCCCTACATTGTCCTAAAACTGACGAAATCAGATACATAGGGAAAGCAAATAATCCTGATAAAAGATTTTCAGCTCATTTGCGAGAAACCAGAAGAAAAAAACCTCTTTACCATTGGATAGAAAAACTAAGAAACAACGGTTTAACGCCTAAAATTTCAATCGTTTCAGAAGTTGACAATGATAATTGGAAGGAAGAGGAAATTAATCAAATAAAATTGCACATTGAGTCTGGGTGTAGTCTTTTAAATTTAGCCAAAGGAGGTGACGAACCATTTTGCTCAAAAGAACAAAGAGCAATTAACGGAAGGAACAATGCAACGGCTATCCATTCAGATGAGAAAAAAAAGCGGGTATGGTATTTAAAGAAACAAATGGGGGCTTCTTTAAAATGGCTGAAAGAAAATAACCGAAAAGAAACATACAATAAAGTTATTTTAAAACTAAAAGAAGCGGCTAAAAAAAATCCTAAATTATTTGGATGCTACGCCTCACTTGAAGCGATTTAATATGGCAAAGATTCAGAAAATAACGCGTCCACCCCTCGAAGTGGTGTTTGAGGATATTTACAATGGATTGTCTTACCGGGCAATGGCAAATAAGTATGGAATGAGTTTAACCTTGCTTTTCGAGTTCCTGCATGACCCTGAACATTCCGCGCGAATTAAAGAGGTACGACAAGCCTCAGCCGATATGGATTCAGACCGGGCGGAACAGGTTCTAATTGAATCAGAGGGAACGATGGCGGAGGTAACGAGGGCGAGGGAATTGGCTCAATTTTACAAGTGGCGTGCATCCAAAAAAGCCCCCAAATATTACGGGGATAAACTTGAAACCGAATCGACGCAAGCCGAAACCTACCAACCGCCCCAAATCATCGTAAACATATCGAAGGAAGCAATTGATAAACTAAACAAATAAAATCATGGAAACATTCACAGCAGATTACGCAAGACAATTAGTCGAACGCTCCAAACTCAAAGAACTTGGATTGATTCTGGCAGACATTCACAGCGTTGCCGAAACCGGAGCGACTGAACTTGTATTGAGTTACAAGTTGAAAAACAACACCGAATTTGAGTTGAATAATCTCGGATTTATGATTGAGAGTAACGATATCTATACCTTCATCCGGTGGTGAAATGACCGAAGCCGAAGCCCTCCAATTACAGAAAGTTCTGGATTCGAAAACAGCCGAACTAATGGAGCATTTCGACACCGTTCAGATAGTTGTTACTCGGCATAATAAATCAGATGACACTACCGATATGATGTCAAAAGGTAGGGGTAATCTTTACGCCCGTTTCAGTTCGGTTGATGCTTGGATTGAATCAATCGAATGAAACTAAAGTGAGTTGATTCCGTTAAAGGATTATGACAACTGAAGAACTTTTAATAATTGCGGATAGGCTTTGTGGTAATGCAAGCCTTGTAATTAATTCAAAACTTAGCGAACTAAGCGACAATATATCAAGCCTTGCATCTACCGAATATGTATTTCGACAGGCACTAATACAATATCAAAAGCAGATAAAATCAAGCACAACACAAAAAATCGAAATAACAGAACCGGATTCAATTTCGTATTTCAAAAACCATTTCGAATTACAAAAAGATACATTCGATAAAACCGATTTGAATGTAATTTCAGGCAGGATATTGCACGCCCGCTCATTTGGGTTTGGAGATGCCGAAAATGATTTGAACCGGATTATTAGAGGTATCTATGCTTTTGATAGCGTTAATGTAACTATAACTTGACCGAACTCAACGAAGCCCAGCAACAAGCGTTTTATCTACTCCACCATTCCGAAGCCAAAGAAGTTCACATGGTAACGGGTGTTGGAGTAGGTAAAACATTCATGCTCGGGATGGCTTCGATTCCATTCCTTTCCGTACCGAATAGCCGAGGGTTAATCTGTGCCCCAACCGTTCCGATGATGAAGACAGCCACGCTACCCGGAATCGAATCGGCTTGGCAACGGGCAGGACTTCAACCGGAACGAGATTATATCGTTAACAGGCAAATGAAAAGCGTTAAACCATACAGCCGTATCGGTTCGGAGAATGTTATTACCTTTCGGTGGGGGAGTTATGCCGTGCTAACTTCACTCGAAAACTACAACACCGTAAACGGTTCTGAATGGGATTGGATTGTTGTGGACGAAACAAGGGATGTCCGGAACTTTGAATTTGCCTTAGGTAAACTCCGGGCAAGGATGCGTGGTCAGACTTTCAAAGGATTGAATCTAACCCATAAAATTCTAACTGCAACAACTCCGCCCGATAATGTTAAATACTATCTCGAACTCAAAGAAGCCAGTCAAATCGAATCAAATCGAATTGCAATAGTTCAAGCCGAATCGTATGTCAATCAACACAACTTACCACCGGGCTATATTGAGCAGTTAGAAGCCACTCTTGACCCGCAAACATTCAAGCGGGAAGTATTGGCTCATTTGATTACGGCACAATCGTCAATCTACGCTTATTCATTCACCCGTAGTGTTCATGTCGGTAAAGTTGAGGAAGACCCGAACTTGCCTATTTACATTTCATTCGACTTTAATGTTTCGCCAATGACTTGTATCTATGCCCAGCACACACCAGACCGTAAGCGAATAAGAATAATCGGAGAGGAACGGATAATCAATTCAGATGTTACCGAACTATGTCAGCGTATCAAAAGCAAATATCCGAACCAACACAGGTTGATTTTGACTGGTGATGCATCGGGGCGGAATCGTACAACAATAAGCAAGGGACTATCCAACTGGAAAATAATCAAAGGCGAATTGGGTGTATCGGAGGCTCAGATACGACTGCTTTCGGCTAACCCGCTGAGTGTTGATTATATTGTCCTGCTTAATTCTATGCTGTCAAAGCATGGCAATATCATGATTGATTCAGGATGCAAGTACCTAATTCAAGACATGGAGTTAATGCAACGGGCAGATGATTCGGGGAAAAAAGCACCGGACGCCTTGACCGGTCACTTATTCGATTGTGCCGAGTATTACCTATGGACTTTTCATAGGCAGTTTTTGGATAGGTTTGCTAAAAAGGGTAACTTTACATCGATATGACACACACATACGACCTCAAGATTTACAACGGCAGAATTAAGATTTATGTGGATGGCTTTGTTATGTTCTCGTTCAATCAAATAGACTTCTCAGGGTATTATGCATTCAAAGATGATTCCGATTTATACGGAATTACAATCTACATGAATCGAGAAAAAGCAGGGGCACAAGAGATGGATATTTATTTTAAGACTAAACAGAATTGGCTTAATATTTTAGAATTACTTGACAAAAATTTATGAGCAACCTTAAAAACATTTACACCGATTCAAACGGCATCGAGTGGCGTTCATTCGAAACATGGGGAGATATACCAGCCAATCGTGTTATACCTGCTGACCTTGCTGTTCGTAGGGCTTCGATGGGATTGAATCCAGAACGATTAGTTCAGGCGTTTGAAGAAATTAAGCAAGACTTAAACGCAGGTAAAATAGTCGATGGATTTGCCAAGTTCGACCAACTACAAAGACGAATAAATGATATTCCAGACGAATCGTTATTGCAAGATTTAGCCTGCGTATTCGTGATTCATCCAGACGAAGAACCACTCGACTTCGACCCGAAAATGCAACGAAAAAAAATCGAATTATGGAAGCAGGATGAAGAAGCAAGGTTTTTTTTTATTCAGTTGGCAGTGCGTTATACAATGGACTTATCGGACATCTCAGACGCTTATATCCGTATGCATATCCTTCAAAGGAGTTTGATGGAGTCGAGCGACCCAAGCAAGAGTATCTTTCCCTTAGCCGAAACTGGGCTGATGAGTTCTCAACCTGCGTAACTGAGGTGAACTTATTACATCGCATGGCTTGCAACGGCTCAATTACCGAAATTAAAATGCTTGAACGAATGCCAATTGAAGAATACGCCTCGACAATTAACGCATGGAAATACGAATTGCATTTAAAACAAAAAAGCATTAAAGTATGATGGTACTAATATTTTTAATTGGAGTAATTTGCGGAATCGCACTAACAGCATTTACTTATGGCGAGCGTTAACAGACAATATCGAAGAGGGTTGATTCGTGCCGTTATTGACGATACAGGCAAGGTCGTTGGTCATCAAAAGAAAACGAATCGGGGTAAATGGGTTGATGTGAAATTGCCATAATTTTCTTACCTTTGTCTTGTCCTCCCCGGACTTAGGCTTTCCAAGCCATATTGGGTTAAATTAAGTAAAACCGATGGCTCAAAATATAGTATTCCGAGTAGTTGCCGACACCCAGCCAGCAGTGGATGGCATGAATAAGTTGGATATTGCAACGAAAAACACAAAGAAGGATGTTAATCAATTAGACCAAGCGTTGGGTAAAATCGGGGCTATGGCTGCAGGTGCGTTTGCCCTTGGTTCTGTTATTCAATTCGGAAAAGAAGTTTACGCTGTAACAAACGAGGTAAACTCACTCAATATTCGAATGAGCCAATTACAGGGCACAGCGGACGCAACTGATAGGGCTATGGGCATGCTTGTTGAACTATCTAAGAGATTAGGAGTTAATATGAATGAACTAACTGGAAATTATGTTCAGTTCGTTTCCGCAGCCAAAGCGTCTGGGGTTGAGGTCGCAAAAGCCGAAAAGATATTTGTCAACATGACAACGGCATTAAGGGGAACGGGTGCGAGTGCCGATGCCACAAAAAGAGCCATGACAGCCCTGACCCAAATGATGGGGAAAGGCACTATAATGAGCGAAGAATTAAAGGGGCAGTTGGGAGAAGCCATGCCTCAGGCTATTGGATGGATGGCTGAATCTTTGGGAGTTGGTACGAAACAACTTTTTAAAATGATGGAGCAGGGCAAACTTACCAGCGAATCCCTGTTGGGTTTTTCCGAGGTTGCTGTTAAAAGTGTAGGGGGGTCAGTTGATGCCATGAGCAAAACAATGGAGGCAAATGTAGCCAGATTATCAAACTCTTGGCAGGCGTACATGGCTTCATTAGGTCAAAGGTTTTACGGTGCTGGTGGTGGTGCGGAAGTTTTATCTAATATGTTGGATTGGTGGATGAAAATTAACGCATCACAAGACCAATATATTAAAATGGAGCGTCAAAGATTGTTGGGTGATTCTAAACAGCAAGAGCAGGTATCAAAGGAGATTGAATTATTAAGGGAAAGAAAAATAAGTGAGGATGAAATAATTGAGACGCTACAAAAAGAAAGAGATTTAAATTTTGAGTTAGTTAAGACCGGGAAAAACAGATACGGTGTTGAACAGAATTTGAGCAATGAATTAAAGATTAATATTCTATCCTTAGTCAATGCTTACGACCAACAAATCAAATTAATTAAGGAAGGTTCGGACGCAAAGAAAGCCGATGTGCCACTAACAGAAGCTCAAATCAAAACCCTGCAAAAAGAAGCACAAGAACGCATCAAGGTAGCCCGGGAAATGAAAAAGGCGTTGGAGGATGTGTATAAAACGGACGGCAAGGTTGAGGTTGACCCGTTTACTCAGGTCGGATTAGATTTAAGGCGGGAAAGGAGAAATAAGGAACTGACCGAGGCAGAGGAAACCGCTAAGATGCTTCGTGACATTGAGTTGAGTGGTCAGGAAAAAGAAATTGCAGACCGGAAAGCACAAGCCAAAAGAATTGCCGAGGTAGAAAAGGATAAGCGTCAAATGATGAAGGACGCTCAGGCAGAACTTTACATGGGCTTAACTAATTTGGCTAATCAATACTACAAAAAAGACCTTTCAAAGCAGTCAGAAGTATTACAGAAACGATTAGAGGCAGGTCAAATAAGCGAGGAAGGTTACGCTCAGGCAATACGGAAAATCAAGCGGAAAGAAATGGTTGCAGATAAAATCGCAGCACTTTCCCAGATTGCAATTAACACCGCTATCAATATCAGTTCACCACAAAACGCACTTGCTTTAGGTGCATTGACTCCGGCTTACCTTACCAACGCTGCGATACAGTCGGGCTTAGTACTTGCCCAGCCAATGCCATACAACAAAGGAACGAAGCGAGTACCAATGATGCGAGGTGCAGTTAGGGGGCGTGATTCCGTTCACGCTATACTAACACCAGACGAGCGTGTTGTTCCTGCTGATATCAACACACAGCCGGGTTATTCAGCTTTGTTGGATTTGGCTCAGGACAAAAAGATAAGCGACAAAGAGGCTGGATTCTTAGCCGAACTTGCCACATCTGGAATGAGGCGAACAAATACTTCGCAAACAATCGACCCTGATACGATTGGTCGTGCAATTGCAAAATACATTCCGCACACCAATGTGGCTATTAATGAGCGAGGCATTGCGGTAATAACAGAGAGAAGCCAGACCGAGATACGCAGACTAAGAAGGAGGATATCTTAATGCTACACATAAAGATTAACGGCACACCAATACAGGGCAGGATAGAAGGGTTAGAGGATTTCACTCTTAATTATTCGAGAGATTCCGAAACAGGCAGAACGCAAAAGTCTTACACGAATCAATTGAAATTTTACGATGATGGTTTTGCAATAATATATCCTCTTATGGTTGCCAATCCAAACGGATTAAATCAATCCGCAACGGTTGAGGTTTGGGATGACTGCTGTAATGCTCCTGTGTATCGTGACCTTATCATTCGTGGTGATATGGTTGACTTTTGTGCAAATGATTGCTTCGTAACTTGCCGATTAACACGACAAGACCCAGATGAATTAATTTATCAGTGCCTAAATAAATACGAAATAAGTTCAAACCGAAACGGATATTTCAACAACCCACCAAGCGGACAACCTAAGTTTCCGTTGGTAGTATATTGCAATGAATTACGCCCGAATTGGTTGATGCCATATCTACTTGAAATTGCATTTATTCTATTATTTATCGGTACGGCAATATTTCCAGCATTAGCACTTATATTCAGTGCGATTACATTAATACTATTGGGAATATGTGGTGCTTTAAGAGGTATAGAACTTGCTATTAATTTAATTCCAACCGTAAATATTGATATAACTCCACCAGCGTGCGACCAGTTATTTCAAGACCCCGGATTTTTATTTAAGGAGTACGATGATTTACTTGACAGAATGGCTGAATCATTCATCGGATGCGGACGCAAGCACCCTACTCCATTATATCGGCAGTACATCGAAAACGCTTGTCAAATATGCGGAATAAATCAGTTTAATTCATCGATATTAAACGACCCAAATAGCGAGTATTATAATGCCCTATACTTCAATGCCCCAGCCGATGCAGGGGATAGACAAGCAGTCGGATATATTAGCGAAAATAGACCAACAGCAACGATGTCAACTTGGCTTGATACCATTGCCAAAGATTTCAATGCTCGCTGGTGGATTAGCCAAAACCAACTATACTTTGAAAGAAAAGATTTCTTCCTCAATCAACCTGTAATTTACGATGCTGTTGTAAATGCATCCACAGGCGATATATTAGAGGGCGTGTGCTTTTCGTATAACGAGGGTAAATTATTTTCCTCTATCAAAGTCGAAGCGTTAATGGATGCCCTTGACGATGTAGGTAATGAAGACAGGAATAGATATACCGTTTATTTCGATTACGGTTCAAACCCGAATTGGGAGGGTGCAAACAAGAAGGCGTTATCTTATTCGCCTGCTCGATTTAGAAACGATGGAATTGAACCCGATATAATAACTAGGTATGGAAATAGACCACTTGCTAATTTTATATTTCAAGGTAATTTAAGCAATTTCAGTCGTGCCTTACTTATGTCAAAAGGCACAGCATCTAACCCAAAGATGCTTATCTGGGATGGGCAATCTTATACGGATGCTTATGTTAAGTTATACAACGGTGTCCAGAATATGCCTGCAATGGTTAATTCGGGTCAGTCTGATTTATACGATAAATTCCACCGTATAGATGACCCCAATCAAAACCCATTCCGATTCTGGAATGCCGAATTTACCGTTCGGGCAAATTGTCAATTAGTGCAACAACTCGATGTCAATCGCACCGTTCGATTAAGCACTCCATACGGTGCTGTTGTTAATGCCCGAATAAATCAAATCAATGCTAATTTAGGTGAGCGAACAATTCAATTTACTTGTGAATTTTAAACATGGCAAATAATCAAATTATTGCGGTCGGGATTGACCGAAACTGGAATGTAGATTTCGGCAATTTATGTGATGGCGATACGGTAACATTGCGAGTATGTCATAACGATAATACCGGAACGCACACAGGAACAGTTAACATCTGCGGATGCGATGCGTTTACGGTTACGCCTGCAACATTTATATTAACTCAATGTGCTTGTACCGATTTAACATTTACGCTAAATGGTAACGGTTATCCCGGCTCTGGAAGTTGTTACATTGAGATTAAATTTAACAACAAGGTCAGTTCAATCAATCTTAATTGGAATGAGGTTTACTGCGATATTAAAGAAGTCGATTGGACTTTTGGCGATTTAAATAGTTCAATTATAATCGAAAGTAGAACATTCAAAGCCGATTGCGATATAACTGATAATTATGTATTTGCTCAGGCTGTTTACTTGCAACGCCAACTTTCATTCAACCAGCCATTAGTTGCAGGTGATGAGTTATTTTTATCTCAATGGTTATTCGCTCAAATACCCGAATGGACTTATCAGAATTACCCTGTTGCAGGTTGGAGAACTCGGTTATGTTTGCAACCAGCAGGAGAGGGTGAAGACCCAAGCGTTGATGCTATTTATCAAATGGAATGGTACGGACAGCAACCATCGGAAGAGAATAGCCAAGACACGCCTTATGTGTTTGCAACGGTATCGAATAACGGCAGTAATGTAACTTACAGGATTGAGTTTAATCTGCCTGAGGATGCTTTAAATCCACCAAGTAACTTTGAATTATCAAATCACAGAACACTACTTGCTAACTCGATTAGGAACGGAATTGAATTAAATAATCAAAGCGAAAATTCAATTTATCGTAACTTAAAATACATGAGTTGGGCGTTTGTTGTTTATCGCTCAATTGGTTCGGTTTATCAGGATGATATCTTTTCAATTCGTGGTAAGTTCCCATTTGAAAAGGAAAGCCCGAGTCCGAGTGCCGTTCAATTGTTCGTGTTGAATGTGGCACTTTCAACGCCACTGAATCAACCTACTACCTACCTATCAACAACGAGGCAGACTAAGGTTCGTGTAGATTTTCAATTCAGCGACAACAATACAACAGGAACGCCACCGACTGATATGTGGGTGTATTTGATTCGTAACGATTCGCAGAATAACCAACTCGATTATTATGAGAATTACGAATACGACCAATCCGATTTGACCAACTCTTTAGCAGGCGTTTATATCACCCCTGTAACCATTCCGACTAACATCACATCTAATGAGTTCTTTACCGAATTTGATGTTTCTCAACTCAGAACCGATTTAGGTGGCGTTGAAAATATATCGAATAATTACCGATTCATTTTCGTTGTTACGAGTGCCTTGGATAGACAGAGCAGGTCTTGGATAACAGAGCCTATCCAGTTAATTAATTACGATGACCAAGACTTGACATTGACTGGTATCGAAGCAAAGTTCAGAACGGTAGAACAAGAATATGCAGGAACGATTGGAACGCTTACAGGCACTTGTGTCAATATGAATTTAGAAACGGCATTACAGGCTAATTTGCCATTGTCGGATACAGAAGTTCAAGCCAAGACAGGTAATTTAATTATGACTGCCTTCGAAGCGTACAAAGGTGCGAGGTTATCAATCTATCAAGAATCGCCCTTGACAGGCTCGCAGTTGCTCAATACTCAATACTTCCAAGCAAGTGGTCAGTTGATTTGCGATAAAGTAACAGACAACGGATTAGAGCCAATTATAAACAGAACCCAAGGCAGTTTAATTGATTTAACTTTTCCATTTACTATTCCCGATAATGTTTATCGCAAAATTGGCAGGGAGGGTTTATTTCAATCCGATGTTACCGAACCGACTGCTTGGAGTACATTGAGTTTGGCATCGTTGTCTTGTGTTCAAAACAGAACAAGCGAGCAGTGCGATGTGTTGTTTGCCTTGCCTGATGTAACAGGATTCACACAGCCCGAGTACATGACTTATGTACCCGACACGAACGAATTATGGGTGGCAAATAATGGAGGTGATGAGATTGCAATAGTAGATGTTACAAATATGACTGCAACGGTATTTGTTCCACTAACTGCCGGAGATGCACCGACTGGAATTGTTTATGTTCCGGGCGTTGGCGTTTATGTTGCTTGCACTGGTTCAAGTTCTGTTCGGTTGATAAATATATTTACTCGCACCGTTACTTCATCCACTGCCAGCCCTGTTAGTCCTCAGCAGATAATATTTGAACCGAGCATAAACAGGCTATTTGTTATCGGAAATCTTGCAGGCGATTTGTGGGAGTTGAATGCAAGCACAGGAGCATTGATAACGGTTATTGCAACAGGATTATCCAGCCCTGAATGCGTAACATACGAACCAAGTATAAACACACTTTATGTGGCAGGGTCAGGTTCAAATGACTTCTGTATTATTCCACGCTCAACCAATATTCCATCTGCCCCAATTGCAACGGTATCAAGCCCTAAAAGTATTTTATCGAACGGCTCAAACATTTGGATAGCAGGCATAACAGATATTGAGGTAGTTGATTTTGCAGGAGTAAGTTTATCCGTAATTAACGAACCCGGATTAGTTGGTAACGGCATTGTTTACAACGCTGGTATAATGTATGTGGTTGACACAAACGATTTACTTGTACTTACATTCGATTCAGTATTATTCACACCTATCAGTACATTTGCACTCGATGCAGGTGCAAAGCGGATAACATTCGGAGGCAATCATTTATGGGTAAGTCAACAAACACCTGCAACCGTTCGCCCCTTCCTACTCGACTGCAACGATTCGCTTCCACCGTTTACGATGGTAAACAGAAATATTAAATTGAATTGGGATTTAGAATTTCAATTTTTCGACAATACCGAAATATACACTATCAGTCAAGAATTGAACCGACCAAGCCCAAGTAGGATAGGTGATTTGATTAATGATTTTGTTGATATCATTATTGAAGAAGAACCAAACGATGGTACACCTACTCCAATACCAATTGATAACCTTTGCCCCACAACAGGACAAGTTATTGTTACGGCTAACTTCATCAATCCGCAACGAGTTATGTCAGTTGGAATTGAACTGCAACCAGTCAGAGGTGGCGTTTATACTTCCGAATCTTCCGCATCACCTATATCAATTCCAAGCGATTCAGAAGCGATATACGACCTTACACCTGCATACGGAACGACAAGCACCGTTCAATTCAGAATTGATACGCCAATGCTGAATCTGACTGGTGATTACGAAATACTTTTACACTTTATTACACAATAACAATGGGAATAATTAAATGGGTAGATGTAGGCACAGGTATCGGTAACGGTGCAGTTGATGCCGATGATATAATCTGGCAAGTTCCAGTCACGCCAAACTGCGGACAATTATGCGATACGATAATTCAGGAAGAGATTATTTGCAACCAAGCCGATGCGTGGAATAACAATCTATGTCCGAATGATTTTTGCTATTCCGCACCTGTCGTACCGGGTGATTGCTTGCATTTTCAATTCCAATTCCAAGACACTCGAAATGCAAAAAATACAATCAGTTATTTGCAATTTTTGCAAAGACCGAATCCGAAAATAAGATACAACTGGTATCACCCGACTATCAATCCAACCGACTGGACTATTCGTGTTCGTATGTTTGATGCCTGCAATAATCAGGAATACAAAGACCCGGTTAATAATTATAATTATGCCGATATATTTATGCGTAATGCTGGTATATTCCTCAGCCAAGACCGCAACGCATCGGCTAAGACACTTCCGATAAACTCTTGGTACAGGTGGACGCAGAATATTCAAATCTGCATACCTTCAACTCTACCTGCTAACTTTCCGAATCAATTTTATTTCACTTTTGAAGTTCGCAATTTTTCAAATGTTGGTTCGACCGTTTATACTCAACTTTATGAACTCGACACTTGCTCGAATACCGTTTATTTAGAGGGTGCATACAACCTCAAAGATTGTTTCGGATATGATTACTCCATTCCACTCGAGAACGACCAATACAGGGGAGATATCAAGCCGTTTAATCAAATTATATCAAGTAACTTCCTGTATCGTGGCGTGTCGAAAAATTATCGCAACGCACACAGGTTAAGAGGTACGGCAACTTATGTGGGTAGAATGATTGAAAAGGACATTCCAGAGCGTCAATGTTTATCGATAAAGACAAGTACAAAGGAGCAGTACAGCGTTAAATTAAAACCACTGCCTCCGTATGTTGCTGAGATAGTTAATAACAATCTATCTGGCAAGGTATCGTATCTATCAGGCGTACCCGGCAAAGGTGCAATTGAAGTACAGCCGAATGGAGGTGCAGAAAAGGCAAACGATATAAGCAATATGTGGGTAGTTGATTTGACATTGAACGGTTGCGAATGTTTGGATTTTCATCAGTGCTAATGTAACCTTTTAAAATAGTTTGCGTATATTTGAGTTCTTATTAACCGTGCGAAAAACGCAATTAAGCCTCCTATAAAAACTGGAGGCTTTTTTGTTTCAAATTGTAACCTTTATTCGAACTTTCCGTATATTTGCCCTGTGGTGCAACGCCACGATTGGTGTTAATTGGTTTTAGGGGTCAGCCGGGTTAGTCGTTTTTCCCGGCTGATTTTTTTTATTCAAATTATTTTATTTATCTTTGTACAACCTCTCCCAGAGGGTAGGCAGTTAGCCATATTTCGGGACGAAATTAGTCCACACTTTAAAAAAACAAATATGCCATTAACTTGTACCGGATGCTCAGTAAGCGTTCCTACCCTTTCCGCTTCTTGCGGTAAAAACAAAAAGCCGGGCGGGCTTCCATACCTCGCCATTGTTGCCTGCGATTATACTTTTACAGACATTGAAGATTTAGCAGAATGGACTGCGGCAATCGCTGCGAATGATGCTCGTGTTGTAAAAGGCTTGTTGGGTTCATTGTCTGACCCATCCAACACAACTAAGCGTATCGGTTCTTGCGACCCCGAAACGCTATTAGGTCGTGTTTGGACGCTTAATTTCCAAGATTATAACTTCACCGAAACAGGCTCACCCCTTGTATTCGAGAAAGAAGCATTTTACAATGATGTTCAAGCAGACCCATCTAAGTACTATTTAGTTTATGGTTCTTGCGATGGGCGTATTTGGTTAGTTCCTAACTTCACTCTGATGATGAATGTGAATGTACCTGATAACAATCAGGATGCTCGCTTCATGAATATCCAAGTGATGTACCAAGGCTTGACCATGGGTACTCAATATATTTTTGATTTAGGTTTAGTTTAATCCACCCGTAAATCATGGCAATAGAGCCTATTGATACGGGTTTCGGGTTCGACTTCGACCCGGAAGAACGACCAGATGCTTATCTGCGTTGGGCAGAGCAGTATTACTCGATGATTGTTCATACACAAGGACATAATCCGGGTAAACTGCTCTACCTGCAACGCCCGAACGAAGCGGATGATATCTATCGGTATCGTCTTGCTAATTTCGAGGCGATAACGAAAGGTGCAATCAGTCGGGCAAAGAACGAGGTGTTCAGTCCTATCGGGTCGGCTAAGTTTTCGTACAAGGTCGATGAAGATACGGAAGAGTATATTGAACGCCCTGTCTTTGGTATGTCCGAGGGTTACGGAACTGGATACGATTATTGGCAGTATATTTTCAAAGTTGCTTGCGAGCGTATCATTGATGACCCAAACGGATACATCACTTGGATGCCATTCGGAGAGGGTACGACAGACCCAACGCAAAAGGTAGACTTATATCCATACCAGATTTATTCCGTTTGTATCACTCGTCTTACAAAGGACAGAATAACCTTTTATAAGCCAGAGGAACGCTTCTATTTAAATTCTGGCACAACAGGTCGGATATTCTATACAATTGACAGGGAGGCTTATTATCGGCACTACGAAATCGAACTGCCAGACAACAAGTCGACATTCGGAACGGAACTAATGTATCGGCACAACTTAGGCGAAATACCTATTGTGTTGAATGGTGGCTTTAGAAAATCTGCAATCGGACAATACGATTACAAAACACGCAAAGCCGTATGGGGCGAATCAACTTACATGGGTTGGTCTCCTTACACATTCAACAGCGGTTCAGCCTTGTTGCAGAATACATTCATGCCTCAATTCGTTGACTACATGGAATCGTTCTTTGTCGGTTTCGTTGGTTATGCAAACGAAGCGTTAAAGACATTTGACGATTGGAAAGGTGCGAGGGTAA